CGCGGCCTGCTGCGCGGTTGTTGTGTCGCTGCTCGCAGCCACCAGCGCAACCTCGAGTGTCCCCCGGTACAACGGGCTTCCAAGCACGCTCTCGGCTTCAATTTTTAACAGTATTGCCGGCAACTGCATTTCATCCGCTGTGTGTTGTCGGCCGATGTACATCGCCGGGAACTCGGTAGCCAACGCGTCGCCGATTGCGCTCACTAAAAACTGATCGATCATTGCGTTGGATGTTCCAGGTTTAACGTGTAGGAGATCACATCCGACTGGATCGTCGCGATGCGTAGCGCGGTGCCGTTAACCGTCACCAGCTCGCCAACGCTTGGCGCCGGAAACCCCGTTTTGCGGACGTAAACCGCCATCACGTAGTTGGCTCGGTTGCCGCCGATGTCGAGGTCCGGGTCGGTTTCCAGCTCGTTGATGATCGCGCGGTACACGGTGCCGCGAAAAGAAAACGACTGCCCCATGTAGGCGATCGCGTCATTAACAGCGCGGGCGTTGATTTCGTGGAATCCCATCAGAGCACTCGTTTGCGCGCACGGGGCGCCGTTGCTTCTGCGTCTGGTTCCGCAGCTTTCAGCTTCTTTGTCCGCTCAGCAGACCGGCAGACGAAGAGGCACACTTCGCCGGGCGTTGAGAAGTCCTTGTAAAACCGCACGGCTTCATCCGGCGTTCCATGAAAAACAACATCAGGCCGCAGGCCCGTCCGGTGCGTTACGATTGCAAGTTTCGTCATTTCAAGCCGGAACTTACGACAATCGCGACGCGTTGCATCAAAAAAAACACCGCCGAGGATTTGAGGCCCTCGGCGGTGAAACACATCAACAAACAACTAGGCGCTGACGATGCGGACGCCGGTGTCAGTGCCAGCGGACGCTCCGTAAAGGACGCTAAGGGAGTACTTTAAAACGCCCTCGTCCTGGTTATACCAGCGGCGCCACTGAAGCGGCAGATTAAGGCCGGGGACAACTACGTCGGCAATCTCACCGCCGGACTCGGCAAACCCGGTGCTGTCGACGCTGCGCGCCGCTACGATTAAAGCCGACTTGTGCGCGGCAAAGCCCTGCAGGTTTGCGGCGTTTGCGTCGGCGAGATCCGTCTCGTACACGTCAAAGCCGGCAACGCGAGGAACAACGCCCTCGGTTTTTTGAGCTGTGATGCCGGGGATTTCCGCGCTGTTTAGCGTTTTGACCAGTGACGCGTAGTAAGTTGGGTTGACCAACAAACTGCGGCCGGATTTAGGCGCCTTTTTAGTGGCGGTCAACGTAGCGGAAATATCCGCGAGGTCGTCGCGATCAAAGTTAGCCGCTGTGATCGTTGTTGACGTGGCAAAATTTCCAACGACGACGAGGTTCCAGATGTAGTCAAACACCGCCTGCCCAACAGCTTCCAGCGCGGGCCGGATAAACAAGTCGTTGAGGTTGATTGCGCTTTTGGAACGCTCGAGGTCGTTAAAGCCCCACACAAAACCCGGGAATTGGTTAAGGGTGATGGTCTTAGCGGTCATTGCCGTGTCCTGCTGCGTGTACCCGCTCGAAAGGTCAACCGCCGTAGGGCGAGTCGGGATGCGGGTCGTCACGGATGCGCCGTTTGCAGCGATGTCCGCAGAAAAATCTGTCGTGAACGCCGCGAGGGGAGCAAAGACGCTGGACGCGTAGGGGAGGCTTTCTTGAGCGATAGCCGCGAGGTTTACTCCGGCGATGGTATTGGTGGCCATGGTATTGGTTTAGTGGGTGTTAGTTGCGGAGTGTGTCGCGGTGCTTAAGGTAAAAAGCGTTGCGCGCTTCAACGGGCAAAGCGTTGTACTCGGCCCAAAGTTCTTTTTGTGTGCGCTGCTGCACCGGCTCGGAGGCAACGGCGACAGGCGGCACGCCGATCGCTGCCATCGCCTCGGTGACGCGCATTTCGGCAGCCTGTGCAGCCTGGTTCAGTTCAGCGTTGCGTGCCTCAAGAGCTGTGACGGCGTCCAACAGTTCCACGCGTTGCGCTTCGATGTTTTCAACGCGGCCGATTTGCTCGTTCAGCAGCGCGGTCGCTGCGGTCAAGTCCGCGGCAAGGCGGGCATTTTCTTCCTGCGCAGACCGGAGCGCCGTCAGCGCCTCGGTGATCGTCTTCGGGCCTTCAATCATGATGCCCTTTTCAGGCTGTCAACTAAGCTGCGTTTCAAGAAACGCCATTGCCTCATCTTCCAACGCGATTTTGTCGATGAGGTTGTTCGCCAGCGCCCGGGGCGCTAGAAACGCCTGCCCGCGCATTGCATCCGCGCTTACCAGCCGGCGTCGCAACACGTTTCCGCGAAACTGCTCAAACGCGTCCTGCACGTACTGCTCGAGAGACGCGCGCTGGTCCGGCGTCAAGGACGGCCCGTGCATGGCCGCTTTGAGGTCGCCCTCGGCGTTAGTAATCGGCTGCCAGTCCATGCCCTCCGCGGCCCACATTGCCGATTGGTCGATCCACGGGATGATGGTGCCAATGCTGCCCCACGTAGACGACGGCGTGCCAAAAGCCCAGTCGGCGCTCACGGCGATGTTGTACGCCGCGCTGCACGCGAGGTCGTCCGAAAACGCAAGGACCGGGATTGGGCACGCCTGCACCGCCTCGGCGATTTCTGCGTTCCCAACAACAGTTCCGCCGGGAGAAGAAATCTCCAAAAAAATCCCGCGCGCGCCTTCTTCGACTGCGCTTTCAATCTCGTCAGCGATGTCCTCGTAGTCGCTGTTACCGCAGCTTTTTTCAATCATCGAAAGCCCTTTACCGAGCACGCCGCAGACGTGGATTTTCGCAATCCCCGACGGCAGGATTTCCATCTCTTCGCGCGGATTGGCAAACATCTCCGCCCCGGGCATGCCGTCAGCGCGCACCATTGCATTTTTCACTACGCGCGCCACCGCGGCGTGCCCCTCGGCGGTGATAAACCACGGGCGGAAGAAAACCTGCTCGAAAACGCGTTGGAACCTCATAGTGCGGGAATCTCGGTCGGTGCTGGGGCGGGCGCTGCGGCCATCGGAACGCCGGGAATCACGCGGAATGCCGACTCTGGCAGCCCGCTGCGTTCCATGCGCGTGCGAATTTCGATTTCTTCGCGCTCGCGTTCGTCGAGGTGGTCCCCCAACGTGCGGCCACCCTCAGCAAGAATCTCGGTGAGCGTGCGCATTCCTAGTTTGTAGGCCTCGCGCGCGTCTGCGTTGGCGTACCCGGCATCGACGGTAACCGTCGGCGGCGTGGTGAACCCCCATTTGAGGCTTCCGCCTAAGTCCGCGCCGCGGTAGGGAGGCAGGATCCCGAGCTTGATCGCTTTGCTCACCGCATACCCAACGCGCCGCCGCGCTGCGGGGCGTAGAAGGTCCTGCCGATCCTGCACGGTGCGGTTTACTTTTGCGACCATCGCTCGGACGCTGGCGCCCCCGAGTTTGCTTGCGTCCCAGAAAAATTCATAAGGCAGCCCCGCGCCGTGCAGTGCGTTGCGTAGCAGGCGCTCCATGAGGCTGTTTGTCGCTTCGCTTGGCACTTCGCTTTTGAGTTGCTCTAATTTTGCGCCCGAGTTGGCGCGAAAATAGCGCACGGTCCCCCCAAAAATTTCTTCGCCAACTAGCCCCTGCTGCGTCGGGCCCGGGCGCTGCAACTGCATCACCGGATCACTCATGTCTGCGACCCCGAGTTCGTTGTGTTCGATCAGACCGATTGCCGCCGCCAGTTTTGCAGCCTGCCGCACGTAGTCCTGCATCGTCATCAAGTCGCGCAAATCAAGGATTGCGCTTGTAAACGCTGGCAGCCCTCGCGTCTGGTCCGGGGCCACCGGCTCGCGGAGGAAATCCATGTTGCGTGCGCTGATGTCACGGTCTTCCTCCGGCGTGCGCCCTAAAACGCGGAACCCAATGGGGCGCCCGTATTCGTTTACGATGACCCCGTTGTGCTGCCGGTACCCGCGAAATGCCCCGGCTTCCACTGTTGGTTTGTTGTCTCGGCTGCCAATCGCGTGCCAAGGGATTTGTTGAAACTGCGGGTACCCGTCACGCGCTTCAGTGTACAGGCAAAAGACATCCCCGTCGCGGTCTACCGAAAGACTGTCGAGGTAAAGCGCCGTCTGGAAATCCATCCCGTTAACATGCGACACTCCGTAAAACTGCGACACGAGCCAGTCAGTCGCCGCGCGGCCCCACTCTTTGTCCTCGCCCTCAAACCGCGGCAGCCAGGAGCGCCCGACCACGTACGTGCTTTTCTCCTGCAGGGCACCCTGCGCGGGCCCAAAATTCCAAAAAAGTTTTTGCGACGCGTTCACGATCGTGCGCCATTCACCAACATCGATATTTTTGTCGAGAGCCTGCGCGTAGTTGCCCAAAAGCGGCCGCTGAGCCCAATACCCGCCGTTTGCCAGCCGCAGTTGGTTAGGCCCGCCAGTGGCAAACCCAAGACTGGCTTTGATGCGTTGCAAAAAGTTGCGGACCATATCAGTTGAACATTGCCTGCGTGCGGGTCACCGGCCGACAGATGCCGCGCGCTTTGTGGTCAAGGGCGAGCTGCGCCATCGCTAAAATTTGCAGCTTGGAAAGCATCCCCGGCGCGGAAAATGAAAAGCTCGATCCGTTGACCGTGCTGGAAATTAGCGTGCCTTCGCCTGCGCTTACCGCGTCGAAAGTTGAGTCGCGCAGGTTGCGCAAAAGCGCCACGTCCTGCTGGAGAAACACGTTAAGAATCACGGAAGTTGCGGCGTCCACGTAACCCGCGGGATGTCAATCACTCGTCCCGGTTGTCAATCTGGCCGAGGATGCGGAAATATGCCGCGGCGACTAGCTGCATCGCCTCGCAATCCCACAGGTGGTTGTGCCGTTTAACCAGCACGTAACGCTGCTTCACTTGTTTCGTCACTCGGTCCACGGTGTCCCGTTTTACCTCGCTATTCATGTGGGCCACCCAATCGGTGGACACGTCCCGCGGATGCTCCCACAGGGGCGCCCCCTGCGCGCGCAACCGGACAAGCTGGTCTTTGATTGGCTCGTTTGCCCAGTTAATGAGCTTGCACGTGTGGCCGCGCGGAGACCGCACCGGCCGCGGTTCCGAAAACGCCCGTTGATGCCGCCGACGCCCGGTGCCAATCCAAAAAAAGTCATCCCCGCGGCCCATCATCGCGTTCCAACCGTGCTGCCCACACTCATCGTAAACGTTGCCCGTGCTGTACCCGGCGTCCTGAAAAACGCAAAAGTCCTCTACCTTCAAGCGCTCTTGCGTGTCGCGGATGCTTTCAATCGTTAGCACCTTCCCTTCCCAAATCAACCGGCTCGATCCGTCGGCGCGCCACGCCCGGCACAGCACCCACCAGTGGTCTTGTTGCCGGTCGATCGTCAAAAACCGGCGCACTTCTCCCTCGATTCGCTGCCCGTCAATCAAATCGGACTTGAGGTAATCCGCTCCCCGCAGCTCCACCGGCGGCGCGTCGTTTTCCTGTTTCCAGACTTCGGCCAAACGCTTCTGCACAAACTGTCGCAGCGCAGACAGGTCCCCAGATTTTTTCAGTATCTGCGCCTTAATCCATTCCACAACAAGCGTGCCCCACGGGATCCAATACACGCCCATCGCGCTGTAGTGAAACGACACGCGCCCCGATAGCCCGTTGCTCGGCATCCGCTCGTAACGCCCCGCGGTGGCCATCGCGCGCCGCTCCTGCGCCGTGTCGCGTGTGACGTGCCCGCACTCCGGGCACTCATGCCGCGCCGAGGACGCCAGCCGCTCCCAGTCGGGCGTGCCGTCCTCAAGCGTGGCATCCTCCCACTTGATGCTCGACCACACCAGCCGATGCCATTTTTTACAGCCCGCGCACACGGTCCCCCAGCACCGCAGTTCGCCGGCCTCAAAAAACGCTTCGGCTTCGTGCGTGTCGTCCCAGCCCTGCGACACCCCGATCACCACCGAGTTCCAGCGGTCGTGCGTCCGCCGTTGCGCCTCGCCAATCATGCCGGGGCGCCACCTCCACAGCTCGTCACACCACACGTACCGCATGGACTTTTCCTGCAGACTGCTAAGGTTCGCGCCCGCGATAAAAAGCGGCATGTGCGGAAATAGGATGCTCGTTTTCCGCTTTTGGTGCCGGTCTCGCGGAAACAGCGCGGCGGTTTTTTTGCACCCCTGCAGCACCGGGAGCAACCGCGTCTCGGCAAAATCCTTGGCCATGTCATCGGACTGACCAACCAACAACATGCCGCCCGGAGCCTCGGCCACCACGTAAGCCACCAGCAGTTCCAGCAGCGTCGTTTTACCGCCGCCCACTGGGGCGCGAATCGCAATCTGGCGATGGGCCCCCGCGGTAAACGTCTGAATGATTTCGTTGAGCCAGGGCGTGACCGCTCGGTCAAACAACGTCGCGCGCGCCGAGTGCGGCAGCGTCACGTTTGCCTCCAGCCAATCAAGAGGGTCCCCCCGAAAACGCGACTGGAACCCGCAAAGGAACCCGTCAAGGACCGGGGCGCGGCACTTCCTCGAGTTCGTCGGGTTCTCTAACATCGAGGATAGATTCCAATTGACCACGGATTTTTTCGATAAGGGAATCAAGTCGCACTAGCAACCGGTCCCGGATTTGGATTTCTGTAAGCCCGGCAAGGTGCCCGGGCAAGTCGTTTGCCAGCGCGGACAACTCCGCCACCAGCACGCTGCCAATCGTTGTCGCCTCCTCTCGGATCTGATCGACCGGCAAAAACTGGTTTCGATCGACCAGCAGACGAAATTTGATGCGCTCGGTTTCCGCCCGGATTTTTTCCAAACGCGCCGCGGCAATGTTCGGGGGCCCGTGCGCGCTAATCTCAGCCGACTCGGCCGCCTTCGCAGCTTTCCATGCTCGCGCACTCTCCACCGAATCGCGCGGCATTCCCTGCATCGCCCATCGGCTAACCGTGGACACGTTCACGCCCATTTCAGCCGCGATGTAGGCCAGGATTAACCGGCCAGATCCATCCCGGTTCGGACTTGGTGGTCCAACCGGCTTTTCCTCCACCCGCGGCCGGCGCGCCTGAGGTTTCCGGGGTGTCTTTTTGTTACTCACGTTTTTTTAGAAATAT